CCGTAGAAAGTACGTTGCTGGGTACTGGGATTGAGGCCTGGTATGGCTCCACTTCCAGTGGCCCTGCATCGACTTATATGGGACAAGGTCCACTTTTCCGAACGCGCGAGATTACCAGAAGTCAATGGTTTTCAGGTGCGTTCACATATCACTTGCCCGAGGGTTACCTTGGGTTAGGTGATGTTGTGGGCAAGGCCGATAAGTTATTCGGTCTTGAGCTAACCCCCTCTGTACTTTGGGAGTTAGCACCTTGGAGCTGGGCCATCGACTGGGTAACCAATATCGGGGATGGAATATCCAACCTCTCTAATTGGTCCCAGTTTGGTCAGGTTTTGCGGTATGGGTATATCATGGAAACAACTTCCGTGAGAGATACCTATACACTTGTAACGAACGGGCCAGGAGGCCAGTTCGTACATGAGCCTGTCGTGATTGACACTACTGTCAAGCAGCGACAGAAAGCAAACCCCTTTGGTTTTGGCGTGACATGGGAGGGATTGAACCCTCTCCAGCTCGCCATCGCTGGCGCCTTGGGATTAACCAAGGGCTAAGCCAGTGCGTTTGCACTGACGTAAACACCAACAATCGCGGGATTGAATTCCCGCAAGGAGTTGTGCCTTATGGCTCTAACCGATCCACAGTCTGTCACCATTAATGCGGTTGCGAACTCGCTGCCGAGGACTTTCGTCCAAGGTGGCAAGTCGCAATACATGTCCGGTGACGGACTCATCACAGAGACGTTTTCAACGACGCCGGGAAACCGGGGTCGTAAGCGTCACTTGATGCGGATTGACCACTCGAAGCTCACGCCTAATCCGTTCGACACTTCGAATAACATCGAAGTGTCGATGTCGTGTTACGTCGTGGTGGATGTTCCACCCGACGGGTACACGGCGACGGAGAAGAAGCAGGTCGTTGATGGGTTTGTAGCCCAGCTCAACGCCTCTTCGGGTGCTCTCATCACCAAGGTTCTTGGTGGCGAGAGCTAGGGTCTGCCCTCTAACATCAGGGATTATATTCCTGAAATAGGAGGTACTCGTATGGCTCCAAAGAGTCGAATTCCTTCGACGATTGGAACCCATAGAGACTCGATTCCAAAGCGTAGAAAGGAAGATCATTCCTACCTACAGCCAAGGTCTCGGGTGGTTGCGATAGTCTTAGGACTATTCGTCATCCTGTCAGACTCTGGGTTCTTTAGCGCTGTTGCTGACGAAGTCAGTAACGGTTGCTTTTGAGCGATGGTCATTAGGCTAAGGAAAGTTAACCTCTATTTAAGGAGGGGCTTTGAAAAGCCTAATGCAACTCTGGACTCGTTTAGCCAATGAATTGGCTAGGCAATGCTGCACATGCGCCACTCGAGACATAAAATACGTCTCGAGGAGGTACGAATACGAAGGTGAATCGTTTCTCACGATTTCCCTCCCATCCTTTGGAAAAGACTTCGAGAGAAGTCTTGACCAAGGGTATGTGGCCCCTACCTTGTTCATGGGTTTCCCATGGCAGGCAGGTCTCCCCCGTTTGTTCGGAGGTTTCCTGGGGCTTGTATTCGACCACCACAGTGGTGTGCTTCTCGACAACCCGTCCGTTGCTGCAATTCGATCCATTCGTCAACTCACGTTGATGTTTGGAAAGATCCTTAAGCCTTGCAGTGATGCAAGGATCAAGGAAGCAATGGACAAGTATGTCGAGTGTGAGCAGGAAGTACGGGAGTATGACGCCTTGATGACCGAGGCACAAAGCCTCGATTTTCATCGAGTGTCTACTCTGCTTTTTAGAGATTTGTTCGGACTCTTAGACGAAAATGTCTTTGATAGAACACTTCTCCCAAAGCACGGACCGGGTGCAACTGCTGATCGTATTTCTGGAAATCAGAAATACCAGCATCGTACCTGGCCTGCCCGATTGGAAGCCTACTTTCCATTTGGAGAGTATGGTGTATCCTCATCGGCTTTAGTCGATAAGGTAAATCCAATCGTCTTCCTCGAACCCGGTCAGGAATTTCCCGCTAGGGTGATTCCTGTTCCTAAAACGCTGAAGACTCCAAGGATAATCGCAGCAGAGCCAGTTGCTATGCAATATGCACAGCAGGCTCTGGCGGATCGTCTCTGGTCCATCGTCAGGAGGGATGACAACCTCCGATGGATGGTCGGTCACCGAGAGCAAGAAACAAACCAACTTCTTGCCCGGAAAGGTTCCCGGATGGGTAACCTTGCTACGCTCGATTTGAGCGAAGCGTCCGATCGTGTCTCCAATCAGCATGTAAGGCTAATGACTACCGATTTTCCCTTATTGCAAGGGGCGATCGATTCTTGTCGTAGCCTGACGGCTGATGTATCTGGTCATGGGGTTATTCCCCTGGCCAAATTCGCGTCGATGGGTTCAGCCCTCTGTTTTCCCATAGAAGCAATGGTGTTTTTAACCATGATCTTCATAGGGATTGAGAAGGAGCTAAGCACGCCGCTTACCCCGGAACTCATTTCGAGTTTTAAGGGTAAGGTGCGAGTCTACGGGGACGATATTATCGTTCCTGTAGAATATGTGCGTACCGTGATTTCCTCACTCGAGTCTTTCGGGATTCGAGTGAATCGAACCAAGTCTTTCTGGACTGGTAAGTTCAGAGAGTCTTGTGGTAAGGAATATTACGACGGCAATGACGTTAGTATAGTCAGAGTTCGTCGTGAGTTCCCTACATCACGGCATGACGTATCGGAGCTAGTCTCGCTCGTTTCCCTACGTAACCAGCTATATGCTGCTTACTATTGGGATACGGTCGAGTGGTTGGATGCCCAGATCGTGAAGTTAATAAAACACTTCCCGGTTGTGGGCCCCAATTCTCCGATTTTAGGAAGGATTTCATTCACTGAATCCGTAAAGGGTCAGCGAATTCATCCTGAGCTTCATTACCCTCTTGTCAGAGGATATGTAGTTCGCGCACGTAGTCCGCGAGATCAACTCTCGGATGAGTACGCCCTAACTAAGTGCCTCCTGCAGCTCGAACGGCG